CTGATTTCCCTCGCCTGTACCCATCTGCCCAGCCTTCCTTATATCCTTTTTCCTTAATGAATACACCGATTGTGTATGCACTTAACACAAATAGAAAACACCATAACGCTAACTCAAGCAAACGCATATCATTCAACATCTGCGCTCACCCCATGTACATCAAGAAAATAGGCAGCAAGAACAGCGCGACTAATTCTGCCGCGTTGTTGGCTCATGCCTAGTTTCTTTTTAGCGTAATCACGTATATATGAAGCTCGCACAAAGTGCTTGCCATCGGTATACGCACCCGACTTACGATCATACTTAATCGTCATGCCCTAAACCCCTTTCAAATAGGATTTCAAATCCTATTTTGAAGGGTCTATATGCTATTTGTCAAGATACGACACGCCATCATAATTATCCATGTGATCATCAATGGTCCTATGTATTGGAAATATATCCTCAACCATACCGCTTGCCTTCAACCAAAAAACTGCCGTCTTTTTCTATTGGTATTGCTACTGGCTGCACACGTTTTCTGTCTATGTAAATTATTCCAAAACCTTTTTGCCAGTTAAAGGTTCCGCGTGTGTAATAGGCTTGGCTCTCATCCATCAAATGTCCAACTTCAAAGCCTGTCAGAACACCCCTTAAAACGCCCCCAGAAGCCGTTGTAAAGCTTGAAATCCCCTGTCTATGGGTATGACCACAGACCACCGATAAACCATGCCTTTTAGCCGATTCTAGGGCCGTTAAACCCCCTTGTGGCTTGGTGCTTTGCTCATCGCCATGAACCATTACCCATTCATCGTGAAAATGGTATGGCTTGGTGTGATAGGTGATGCCTAGATCATCTAGGTGTAGAAACTTTTCTATAGTCAATTCAGGCAGACCAATGAGCCCAGGCAGGCGCTTGCTTAGTGAGTTGTAGAGCCTTGCTCCGTGATTGCTTCGGCTGAGATGTCGTACTTGAAGTTCGGCGAGAACGCGCACAGTTTCGTCACGATCTCTACCAATGCTTCCTGACCACTCATCCCTACCGGTTGACCAGCGACTAATTGTTTGGAAGTCGATTTCATCGCCCACACATAGAACGTCATCAGGTTTGTATTTTCTGATGAACTGTGCGACATTCTTGACTGCTTTCTTATCGTGAAAAGGTACTTGTAGATCGGATATGACTACAATTCGCTTAATCGTCATCCTCATCTTCATCTTCGTATGGAGAATGATTAGGATTCTCTATTACCCAATCGGGTAAACGCAGCTGTTCTTCAATGTACCAGCGCGCCCTATCTTCACCATATCCAGCACGAACTAAGGCTTCATAACATTCAACAATAGATGCAGCCCATATATCTATGGGTAGCAAAATGTCAGCCTTTGTTCTACGCGCAGCGGCTTCTTTCCGCTTACGCTTAGCGGCTTGTTCGCTTTTTGATATTCTTCTTGCGCTCATGAGTAAGCAATTCTAAGACCATTGATTCCAGTTTATCTATGCGCGACACGATATTTGATGCCTCAAGTATTGAAGGCACTTCATGTCGGATAATGTATCTAAGCCCACCGACAATAAGCGCACAGCAGGAAAGGATGGCAGCTACAAAGCCTGCCCATTCAGCCGGGCTCAACGCCGACCAAATGCCGTATCGTTAGGGTTAAGCCATCTCAGTATTACTGGAAGGCTTGCTACTAACGCTGCATTTACAATTGCAGGTGCATCCCAGCCCACCGCTAAATAGGTTGCTATTCCTGCGGCTAAAAAGCTTCTTGCCCAACTTGCTGCTACTGCCTTTGCTTGCTCCATTTAAGGGCTCTCCTGTCAATATAGGGATTTGAAACATACTGCCATCTAAATCGCCCTTAGCAGTAAAGCTAACATGGATGTGTGTCTTATGTGGATTTATGCCTGTGTATTTTCTCCACTTGTAGTTTTTCTTCCAACTGGCAATTTTGCTATTGAAGATAATGTAACTGATTCTCTTATCAGATCTGGCAAGTAGCCGTAACTGATCCGCAAGATCAAAGGCTTCAGCCGGGTTTGATTGCAGATTAGCGTTAATGTCAATGGCACGTACAATGCCTTCAGCAGTTGGATTGTGATCGGACTTACGCGCTGCATGACGTTGATCACCGAGCCACCCTTCAGGTGCAACTCTACTTCTATCGGGGAACGCATCATCTATTTGCTCGCGTAATTGCTGACCAGCTTTGCATAGTTTAGGCATATTAGTTATTTAGCATAATCTTCAGGAATTGTGCTACAGGCCAAGAGCTTTCAGATCATCAGCGGTTAGACCTAGAGCTCCTAACTTGGCTTCGGCTGAGGCTTTGGCTTGTGCTTTAGCAGCATCCTGCTCAGCCTTCCAAGCATCATACTGAGCAAAGCCTGCTTCAAACTCGGCTTTAGTTATTGGTGTTGCTTCAACAAAAGTTATGTTTTCGTAGTCGTTTCCAGCAATTGCCCAACCACCTGAAGGAATAAGCATTTGCAAAACTTGCGCTCCTGTTGCCACTTTATGCTCCTATTTCAAATAATGTAATTGTTGAACGAACTGAATTGACTTGTGCTTCTATTAAGCTATTTGCTGTTCTTATTTGTGTTTTGTATGTTGTTGATGATGTGGTAGCAGGTTCATCTAAATAAGTAATGCCAACCCAATGAATTAGTTCATTTACTGTTCCATTCAACGCAGCATTTAATAATCCACCGCTAACACTATTTCCAAAATCGCCAATAGCGGTTGCGCCGCGCATAAGTCTTATATCACCTTGAGCCCCTGCGGTTGTGTTTCTATAAAGATAAATCAATTGAGTTACGCAAACCAAAATCTTGCTTGTGTTTAATGTTGGCGTTATTGATGCAGTTAAAGTGGAATCAGTATAAGTATTAGTTGAAACTGAGGTTGCTGTAGTAGTTGAGCCTTGAACAAGTTGTAAAACTTTGCCACCACCACCAGCAGCGCCCCATTCAGGCGCAGTTGCACCAGAGTTGACTTTAAGAACTTGACCTGCTGTTCCAATGCCTAGCCTTGCAACAGTATCGGCTGCTGTTCCGTAAAGTATATCGCCAGCAGTTGTAATAAGATCCGTTGAGCTATTTGTAATCACTGGTATCGGGCCAGTACCACTTGCTACTGATATACCTACACCAGCTTGAACTTCAGTTACATCTCCAGCACCGCTAACACCTACCCAAGCTGTACCATTGTAAACTTCAACAGCATTAGTATCTTGTAGGTAAGACATCATGCCTTCAGCAAGTACACCGCTTAGCGCGCTAGTGCGAGCTGCTGAGCTTGCAAACACCATAACTGTTTGCTCATTTAAATACGTATTAACCTGGGCTGCTGTTAGCACATCGCCCGTGGCGAATAACTTATATCCTGCGCCTGCCATTTGTTCTCCTTAGTAGCTCAGCACGTCTGTGTCTAGTATACCCGATATATCGGAATCTAAGACAAAGCCTGCCAGTAGCGGTTCTGTTGTGTATAGGGTAGTCATCCAAGATGACTTGGTAATGTCGTGATGAATAGCATTTACTAGGCTTGATTGAACAACGCTGGTAGAGCCTGGGGTGGTCTTGGTAACTGTTACTCCATCAAGCAATTCTATGTCTACCCCTGCCAATGGCTTATTGGGGTTTGTATCATCATAAAGATTTAGCTGAATGCTATCTATGCGTATCTCAGGGTCTTTGCGTGTCGCTAGGATGCCTTGCGCTTGGCTGAGAGCCTCAGCATTGGTCTGTACCAAGATGTCTGAACGCTGGCCTGAATGTAGGAAGAACTTATCAATTGAAGGCTGGTCAAATACATTCTGAGCAGTACCGCCTAGGCGTGTAATAGTAACATCATTTACCAGGTTTGTATCGTCAAACGCTACTACTGCATTGGTGTATGAGATGTCTGTGCCTTGATCGCTGAACTCATAGACCGGGAACGCTGGCGTGGCTATAAGGGCATTACGGCTTACGAAATCAACCTTGCCATTGGCATCTAGGAAGATGCCCCCAAATTCGCTCTGTTCTACGTTAAACAGCGCCTGAAGGGCATCCCTGTCTGTGCCTGGGTCTGCTTGCAGGATTGAATCTCCTGTGTCCACGTTACGCAAACTTAAAGGCCATTCAATCTCATCTAGGATGGCATTTACCCTAGCACCTGAAGTTTGTACGCCTGAGCCTGTAACAGTTGTTATGCCTGAGCCTGCAAGCAACTTAAAGCCATCTACGCAGCGCAGGGTAACTGTGCTTAGTTCATCGTTGCCTTGTCTAAAGCCTGTGTCGTATGTGTTGATAAATCCTGAAAATAGAAAATAATCTTGCGTGTTGTAGGTAGCATAAATAATTATCTGCCTTAAAGGCACAAGGTTTGGATAGTAGATACTGGCAGGGTTAGTAGGATTCCAATCACCTGTTTGATCATAAAGCGTTACATTGGCTGTGCCAGCCTCAAACTGGGATGTTAAACGATTGCGCCCACGCCTGATAGAAACTCTAGTTACTAGATCTGTAATCTCAATCGGCAACGTGCCTGAGCCAAGGGTATTTGTGCCTAGTATGCCTTCAGTTGCGCTACCTAAGATTAAAGGGTTAATCTCAAAAGCGGTATCGCTATCAAAGTCAACAAAAACACGCAGCGTAGGTGCTGGCATTAAATCGCCCTACTGCTCAGCAATAATCCCTTGCCTGTTTTTTGATAGTTGTATTGAATGTCTGTTATGACCTCAGCCAAATCCTCAGCAGATGTTACGTTGCCTTCAACGTTAACATTTATTTCAACGTTAGGAATAATGCCAGCTCTAAAGGCTGCATCCATAGATTGGTTTAAATACTCGTTGGCTAAAGCTTCTTCCGCTAGTGCTGTCGCATAATCTGCTACTGCTATGGTTTCTGTTAACAATTCTGCTGCTCTGGCTGCCTCTGCTGCTGCTCGGATTCCTTCTTCAGCAGCCGCTCTTTCTTCAGCAGTTTTTGCTTCAGCCAAAGCTTTTGCAGCGGCAGCTGCTGCCTCTGCTGCTTCCCTAGTAGCACGCTCAGCTTCTTCTCTGGTTTGACCAGCAGCTACCGCATAAGCTGCTGCTTTGTCAGTTTTAGCATCCAAAACAGCTTGATTCGTTTTTGCTCGCGAACCTGCTATACCAGTTGTGAGTTCATTCAAAATTATTTGTTGCTTGGCTAATGTGTCGTATAAATCTTTTAAGTTCTTTTTAGCAGATTCAAAATACTCAGGCCACTTGGAAAACGGGTTGCCTGCCTCTAAATTTAATAATGTTTCGGCTAGAGCTTCTGTTTCTGTTCTAACTTTGTTTAATTCATCAAGTAGTTTCTCGGCTTTGTCTACATCTTTCTCAGCAATAGCCTGCTTAATGTCTTCAATCAACATCAATTCTTCAACGCGTTTGCGTTCTTCATGTGTTAGTTTACCTTGCAACGCAGCAGCCAATTGGATTCTATTTAAATCAAAACGTGATTCTTTTTGAATCAGCATCAAACTAATTTGTTTTAACCTATTTAACTTGGCTTGTTCTTTTAGTTGCTTTGATCTTAGTCTTTCTAATTCTTTTTCACGTTTGATTGCTGCTTCTTCAATAGCGGCAAGTTGTTTGTCAACTCCTGGCTTGCCAATACCACCACCGGGGAAGAACAATGGTCTTGAAGCTTCTCCTGTTTGTCTTAAGATGTCTAAAAACTGTAAAAGACCTGAGAACTTAGTAGGATCAAGAAAACTATTAACAAATGGAATACGGCTTTGAACTTCAGATATAGCAACACCAACGCCACGAATAACATCGGCAGCGACAACGCCAAAACGTTCCATGGAATCAGTAGCGCCTGCAATACCATTTTCACCAGATAATAAAGTAAACGCATCTACTAAGCCTGAGCCAATAGTAGTTTGCATACGTTCATAACTTGCTTCAAGCAAACTTACCTTGCCAGCATAGGTATCTAAGAAGGCTGCCCTTTGACCACTAAATTGATTGTTTAAAAGTTCCTGTATTTCGTTAAAAGATTTGGCTTTTAACTCTGACTTGCTAAGTCCTAGTTCATACTTGGACAAACTAGCATTATTGCCTAAGAAAGACTTGCTCAAATCGTTTACAACAGTTTGCAGTTCTACGCCGGTTCCTGCTGAAACATCTATGGCAGTATTTAAAATGTCTTGCGACATAGCAACTGAGCGTGTAGTGGAAGCAAGTGTTTGGAAAGCAGGTCTTAATTGACCTTTCGTAATCGCTGTAAACTTTTCTAAGTTTTCTAAATAGTTTTCTATTTCAGGTGTAGCAAACCCTAAGTTGACACCTTTTAACGCCGATTCAAAACGTCTAGCTGCTACTTCATCTTCTTCAAAAGCCTTTACAGCAGCCTTACCAAATTGCACAACCTCACGTACAGAAAATACCGCTACTACTGTTTTGGCTAATGACTTAAACTTCTTTTCTAAAGAATTGGTTGCTTTCTCTGCATCTTGAAAACCTTTTTTCTTTAGTTCACCTGCAATAATGATTTTAATATCAGATTCAGTTAATGCCATTATGCAGCCTTCCTATCGCTTAAAATACGATTGGCAAGATTTCTCTTTGCCTTCTCAATTGCAATTAACGTAGCGTTTAAAGCTCTGCCTTGGTTTCGTGCGTAAGCAGCATAGAGTAGACGACCTTTAGACTTTTGGCCTCTGCCGGAATAATCTACTAGGCCACCTATGCCATTCATAGCACCAATAAATCTTGCGCCTGCATCTGGATTGTTTGAAGCAGCTCTAGGGTTTGGAGAACCTACGCGGCCTGCTGTTTCTATAATCGCGCCTGTGCGTGATTTGTTAAACAAAGTAAACAAAGACACAAAGCCAGATTGCTTCATACGACTATTGGCAACTGAGTAAGTTAAACCTCTACGAATAACTGTTTGATCATAAGATGGAAATGCTTCTTTTTTTCCAGGGACTCTTGGTTTGCGTTTATATCCAGGATCATTCCAGTTAATCAAACCGCCTGGAGCTGTGCCTGGAACTTTAGACCTAGCATCTTTGATAATTGGCTTTAAGGCCTCGCGGATTTCCTTATCCATTTCCTTCTTAATATCAGGGGCAAGCTGTCTTAATGCTTTCTTAAGACCTACGACCCCTTCTATTATTACTGGCATGTTTCCTATCTTCCGCTTGTTTCTTCAGCACTTCTTGTATGGCTCTTAGCATACTGCTATCCATATTGATAAACTCGCTAGGCGCAATTCCTGTATGTACAGATAGCTGGGCTATTCTGTACGTAAGGGAATCACGCGTTAGCCATTTGGGGAATCATCACCAAGAACTTCAACAGCCTTTAAAGTACTTAGGAACTTATCCCCAAATGGATAAACCTCTGGTGCATCTGCTCTACGCAAACACTCCCAAGCAAGCCAATAAATGTCACTCTGCTTTTGATCTTCTCTGAAAGCACGATAAAAGCCTTTCTTAGCATAAGATTCAAAAGCAAATTCAATGGCCGGTGTTATCTCGTGGATACTTTCCGTGCCATCTGCCCTTACAACTTTAAGACTTGCCATCATTGCCCCTTTGTTAAATTAGAACGTGCCGGTGTCGGCTTTTGTAACTACAGAGTTTAGCGTAAAAGTAATATCCTGTGTTGCCATATCGCCAACCGCGCCGTTAATAGGTGTTAGGTTGTTGACTAGAATATCAAAGGTGTAAAGCGGATTAGTTGCCGATACTACTGGAACTTTCGCTTGTACCATCTTTACCGCAACAGTTGTGCCGAATGCGGCATTTAGTGTCTGTAGTACGTTTGATGTTGCTGTGTCATTTAGGAATGAAACAGTTAATGAGCCTGATTCTAGACCCTTGACAAACTTATGTGCGGTATCTCCCATAGCTGTGACTTCAAGTTCATCAGCAGCATAGTTGAGAGTAACCGAAGTTACGTGGTCACTTAGATCAATCGCGTTAATCTTAAGGCCAACAGTATTATTTAAAAATACAGCCATGTTAGCTTATTCCTCATCTTTCTTAGTTGTTGGTTTTGGTGCTTTTTCGCTTGGCTCAACCTGGCCGATTTTGGCAAGAAAAGCCTCGCGTTCTTTGTCTATATCAGCCATGTTTTAGCTCCAATCGGATAGTACGCTGATTGATACTTCCCCGGATAGCAGATCGCCTGCTGTTCCGGTTAAGACCGCCGGTGCGCTGAAAGTGCCAATGGAATAAACAATTGACGATGCTTCCAGCTTATTTACGATATTCAGATAATAATCTTCAATGTTAATTAGGTTGCCTTGGTTATCAAACATAGGTGCTAACACTATTAGTTTAAAGTTGACCTTAGGCTTGATGGTTTTGTAATGATCATTGCTTGGTTCAATGTATGGCTCATCAGGCTGCACCACAATGCTGTTAGCAAGCGGTGTGGCAGGTGGGAAGGAAAACACCTGCCACGCCGTATCATCAGTTAGCGCGGTAGCGATTGTTCCTCGTAGGGTAGAGATTGCTGACATTATCCTACTTGACCGCCCGGCGCTAAGTGATCCGCAAGTAAACCGCGAACACGTGCCATTAAAG